TGACAGCACTGACTCCGTCAAATCCATTTTCGCCTGCTGCTTTGATTGCGCTTAGACGTTTTCCTTGTACTTGTGTGTAGCTTAACGCTGTGCTAAGGTCAGCACTGCCTGCCAACGTCATACGCACATAGAAATCTTGTGCAGTTGGCTGAGGAACTTTGAATGTTACAGTACCTACATCGGTACCATTATTTTCTACGCCCAATACATCACGACTAGACAAGTTGGTTTGATTGTCTTTGGTACCGCTGGTTCCTGGGCTGGTCTGGATCCAGAAAGGATATCCAGGTTGATCAACCACAAACTTGTATGTTCCACCGTAGGCCAAACGTACGACAGGATTTTCTAATCCTTGCGAATTAGTAAAAGTATAAGTGCCTGTTGCAGTGTCGCGTATTACTGTAAATGTTTCCGCAGTTGGCACTTGATTGCCATAGACCTGTACTGCGTCAGGACCATTCTCTAACCAATAGTATTGGTTAAAGTTGACAAATTTGTCAAAGTCAAATAGACCATCGTAACTGTAGCTTTCGTTGGCAAATAGTCGTGTTTGATTGTTAGTAAGGCCACCAGAATAATTAACTTGATTTAATAAGTCAATGTAACTACTAAAGAATTCTGTTTTGCCTGTGATTTTGTTTTTAACAACAACACTGGGTTCAAGCTGATAATTTTGACGTGCAGAATTTGGTTCTGGCACATAGTTGTCAGTGCTTTTAAATGTGGGCGCAAATTTACGGCCAACATAACCATTTATATTTCGTAGGTCAGGTTGTGTTACCAACTGATCCAACGTAGCATTTAAAAACTTCTGATTAGCGTCTGTTCTAAATACTGCTGGTAAAAAATTTGCTGTTTGTATTTGTGCCATATTAGATTACGATTCCCAATCCTGCTAGGGTCTGATTAATTTGTGCTGCTGTTATTGCGCTGATAATTTGTACGTTATCTGCGGTAGCTGCGCTTACCATAATTTCGTTAGGGTTGCTATTGATCTGCATCAATCCGCCAAAAGCAATATCTGTACTGTTGGGCACAATAATAATGCTTGATACGTTGGGTGCTAGTTGATTGTGTAGATATGTGCTGAGTTCACTGAAGTAGAAAGTATCACCAAAATCCCAATTTGCAGTAGCAAAATAGGTATTGAGTGCAGCAATTACTCCGCTCTTGATATCATTGTCACTGACATTCACGTTGGGGTTTTTAACAACTTTGAATGTTGCCTGTAAGTTTGGATTAGCTTTGGCACCAAACAGAGGTTTGTATTTGCCGGGGTTATAGACAATGGTGTCACTCAGTGCTTTGTAGTTTTCTAAACTGCTGGCGCCTGTGCCGTATTCAGTTTTTAATTCATCGTTAGTAGGAAGGCTAGGTTCTTTGACTGTGCCAGTTGTATCTTGAATCCAGGCCAAATAGTCTGTGCTGTACTGTGTGGTCAAGATGTAGAGATCCATGATGTTGTTGGGTGCTGGATCAATACGACGATCGTTGGGGCTACTGTGGCGATATTGGAATTGCAGAGCTTGGCGTCCAACTTCTGCAATATAGTTGGTCAATACTGTCAAAGTACGAACATTGCTACTACTGATATTGAGTTGATAGAATTTATTCTCGCCAGTTGCGTAAAATACTTGTCCGTTCAAATACAAATTCCATGCAGCAGTAATTGCCGACTGTGTTGCATAGGCTGTTACAATGGTTGTGTTGTCAACAGGTGCTGTAGTTAAGAAGTTATCGGCCCCGCTATTGACCTGTTGGAAGAACACATATTTTTTAGCAGTGTTAACTGTAGGTGCCACGATATTAGTAAACAAGTCAGGATCATCAGGGATACCATCATTGTTGGTCATTGGAAAAGTTACTAACACCTGTGTGTTGTCAACGTAACCGTCAGGGTTAATTATGTTGTCATAGATATACCACAGTTGGTCTTCACCAATTGCTGTTGCGCTGTCAGGTTCGCTGTTGGTTTTTAACACTGAAATTTGATCATTGATAGTCAAGCCAGTTTTACTATCAAATGTTTTGACGTCAGGATCAAAATAGAAACGTGTTTCGCCAGCACTCTGGAACACGTATTCAAGACTGCGGTGTGCAATGTTGTAGGTAATACCATTGTAGGTAAATGCCACTAACCAGCTGCTGTCTAGTCCCATGCCAGTAGTGTCTCCTTGGTGTGCAAGACTGAATGCACCCAGGTTTAAATCTTTTGGCAGAATAATTTGCCATGCTTGAGTTGTACTGTTGTAGGTCAAGCCAATGTTTTGATAGCTCTGTAACAAACGTACAACTTGCGGAGTCAGTGGACCGGGCGGCAGTGCATTTTTGTACACTGGGATGATAGTATCTGCCACTGCACCGCTTGGAATATTTCTACTCAATTGTACACTATATCCTGAGTTGGCACTTACAACACTGGCCCATAGATAGTTGTTTTCGCTGGGGTAAGTTGCTGTACCAGTTTGTATTTGATTTTGTGCATCAAAGTAGTTGCCAGCGCCAGCATTGAAACGCACCATTGCGCCAGTTGTGACATATTTTAGAGTATTGCTTACACCAAGACCAATTTGCTGTACTTGGTTGGTACCATTAACAAAGTAACCAGTACTGTTGTTACCAGTAGCAGAACTACGACTCCAGTTAGTTGGACTAGGTGGAGTATAACGAGGATAATTGGCATAGTAAAACTGCATCAGCGGTTTGCTGGCAATCAACGGAGCAACTGTGTTATAGATAGTTTGATAAATGTCCGTTGCAGTATTAAAACTAAATGTGTTGCTGCTAGTAGGTGCTTGGCTGTACAAGATACCATCTGCGGCAAAAATGTTAGTACTGCTATATTTGCCAGTTACATCCAACACATCTAAAAAACGACTAGTACCGCTGCTTTGACGGTTGACTGCTTTGATTTTTAAAATTGTGCTAAAGTTGGTGTAAGGGAACAGGCTGTAGTCTTCGCCTGTGATCATACGATTCTGCGTGTAGTAGTTGGCAGGTGCTTTAGTACGAATATTGTCAATGGTTTCACGTGGCTTGCTGTTTGATACTGTGTAGTGCAAGCTCACGGTCAAGGTCAGTGTTTCAACGCTGTTATTACGACTCACATAAGGAAAGCTCAGTGTAACACTTTGTATTTCATCAGGCGTGATCTTGTATGAATAACCGTTACTGGTTCTGTAGTACAAGCGGAATACACTGTGCGGAATATTGGCAAAACTGCCGTCACCAAACACTAGATCAATTTGGTCATTGGTACGACTGTTGATCTGATACAGATTACGATTGCTGCTTTGATTGTAGATCACGTTGATACCTGCAATGGCAGGCACTGAAGGCCAGTATGTGGTTGGGCTGCTATTGGTATCTAGTTGGTACAACCATACATCGTCATTGTTGATGCCGTTGAAGTTTACATTAACCACACGATTTGGCAAACTCTGATCAAGATTAAAATCCTGTGTGCTCAGTGTGCCTTGCTTAAAGTAGACAAAGTAGCCAGTGTTGATGCTGTTGTTGCCCAAATTATCGTTCTTGTAGAGAATGTTGAATCTTCCGCTGGGAATTGGAGCAGGTTCATAGATGTAGTTTTGACCAATGCTGGTTGCACTGACTGCTTCAAAATTCATGCTGCTGTTTTCAACAATGGCAGAAAAGCTCTGACGAGGAATCACGCCTGGCGGCAAATTAATGCTGTATTCGTCGTTCATAATACCGTTAATGGTATTGCTGTTACCAGGCTTGCCAATTACTTGATTACTGATTAAGGCAGCATTTAGAATAGTAGTAAACTGTTCTTGCCAGTCTGGGTTGGCAGTATCGTTCCATGAAATCAGCAGATTGCTGAGGTTTAGACCGTTGCTGTCAAACAAATTTTCTGTGGTATTTAAGCTGTCAATCTTCAAGAAGCCACTGGCACTAATGTTACGACTTGGATTGTAACTGATTAGACGTGCTAGTTTTAAGATGCTGTCTCGACGTTCTGCTGTGTCAAAGAAGTTTTCACGGGCATTCATATCGCCGCGGAATGCCAGACTTTGACCTAAGAAAGCAATAAGGTCAATCAGTGCAATGTACTCACTGCTTTCTGTAAAGTCGTTGAAATCTTCAGGATAGTAGTTACGCAAGTAATCAATCATGGTCTTGCGTAGAGTTTCAAAGTCGTAGCTGGTGAAATCAGCTTGCTGGAAAGTCTGGTAAATCTGGGTCCAGTCTTGGTTTACCAGTAAGTTAGTCTGACGTGTAGTTGTTGACATCTAAATACATCCGTTATTATGTATTTATTAAAATCAAAATCTACGTAGTTAATTAATAGGGACCGTTTGTAGTTAGACGGTTTGAATTGGCATCAAATGTCATGCTCAAATTGGTAGTTTGATTGGTGGGAATATAGACTAGATCTAATACAATTTGAATGCCTTGATCCTGCGAAGTAATGGTGATATTACTCAGACCTAGGCGTGGCTCGTAGCCCACAATCTGTTTTACATCGTTAATGATCAGATCGTTAACACTGTCAGACAATGGCTCAAACATTAGGCTCCATATTAGACTGCCAAAGTTTGGCTGCATGAGTTTTTCGCCTTTGCGTATGCCAAAATGATTCAACAGGTCTTGTTTAACCAAGTCTATATCACTGGCTCGAAACTTTTTGCTGCGATTTACGGTGCTGAAACCTTTGTAGATAATTGCCATAGTCTAGTATTTATTGTAATTGGAAGTTTGATAATTGTATGTGTACAGGGTCAGATTTACTGAACGAGCCGCCCCAACGTAGTCCGTAGGTTGCTAGGTCAACAGTTCTAGCAACCAACGCCATTTGTCCACTGTCAATTGCCATACCTTCAGTATGTGCGCTCTTTTTCAGTGATGGTGTAGTAATGCCACCTGCTGTGGGATTGTTAGGTCCCCCGCCGGCAGCATGCCAACGATCAATCAATCCCTGCTGATCAGCTTGACTTCTATAAGAACTAGAGATTGCAATTTTAGCACCTGTTTTAGTTTTAAAATCTCGCGCCATTTTGAGTACAGCATCTTTAAATTCGCCACTGAGTTGATCAAAGCGGTCTCTAGTACCAGTGCCCGAAGTAGCAAAGGTAAACACATCATCAGGATTGACACCTGATGTATTTGGTCCGCTTAGGCCAACAGTTTGGGCTACGCTGCTGACAGCGCCGCCTGCGGCTAATATGTCAATGGCATAACGTCCATGGTTGTAATAGACCGCACCGTCTTGTCCAAGCGCATCAGATACACTGCCGTTGTCTCTCCAGGTCTTGGCCGTTGCACTACTACGCATCTGGTAAGCTACAAACATCATGCCTGCTGCGGTACACACATCATCTGCAGATGTTATACCGCTGTTGCTGATCAATTCAGTATAGTAAGTACTGAATGCTGTATACATGATAGAATCTTGTTGTGCTGGACTACTAAAGAAATCGTCTTGACTTTGAATACCGTTTTTGCCTGTCCAACTGGCAGGTTTGCTTAGGGTTGCTGTGCCGTATTGCTTGATGGCATCTGGTTTGATATAACCAGCATCGGCCAAGAACTGTGCATCCATACCGTACTTGCCAATGCGTGTGGAGTCTTTGCTGACATAGCTGTAGTTAAACTGGCTAACAAAGTAGCCCAATTCTGCCATCATGGCCTTGGCCTGTGTGGTATTTAGATTAGGACTTGTAGCACCAAAGTTGCCCGGAGGTGCATAAGTTGTACTCTTATTGAGGTACTCTGCAGGGCAAGTTGGCTGTACTATAGTTTGTCCTGTTGCGTTAACAATACCTGCATCTTTGCTGGCTGCTGCGCCGCTAGTAACTGCTTGTCCTGACCCCGATGTTATTGGATGACCTGATCCGTCTAAGATTGCGCCAGCCGGTGCTGCGGGAGTTTGACTTGCTGCTCCAGCGTTGGCCAGGGCCTGTTGAACCTGCGGCAACCATTTTGCTGCTGCCGCACCTACGCTGGCACAGGTGATGCTGCCATCTGCTGCCTGTAGTCCTTTGTTTTGCTGTGCTTGCTTACTGTCCGCTGCGTTGACAATATAATTGTCTGGTTTGCCCACTGCTGCCGGCCAATAGATACACAAATACAAGTCTTGTAATTTAGGAGTAGGTGCTTTCTTGTTTAGGCCCAAACTTTGGAAGAACTTCAATACCCAGTCCATTTGATCCGCACGACTCAACTCTTTCAATGCGTCGGTGGTTGTACCAAGGCCTTTGGCTGTGTTGGGAATAAATTGAATCAGTCCTGTGGCACCAATACTGTTGACAATGCCTGGGTCAAACGTGGCGCCGGTCTCGTTGGCCATACAGCACAACAGATCAATATAGTTGGCATTGACTGCTGTGGCCACGCTCTTGACTTTGTCAATGAAAGCAGTGTCTGTTGCCCATGGGGTTGGTACACCTTTAACTTTACCATTGTCAGCTTTGTTGCTGTTGGGTGCTGGTAATGAATATGCTGCTGGAGCAGTTGGTGATCCTGCAGGCGGAGCACAAACACTGGATCCTGCTTGTTTTGTCAGCGGCGCTGCTGCGCCAGTACGTGTCCAAGGTTCGTGGCTTGGAAGTATCGTGACCACACTGTCAACACTTTGCGGAACACTGTACCACAGTTTGGTTTTCTGATCATCAAATGTAGTATCGGCTAGTTTGTTCTTTTCCAGAGTTGGCATACTGACGCTGTTGCCGCCGCTACCACCATTGATATCAATGGTACTACCACTTACTGTCATTGCGCCGCCGCTGCTGACCGTCAGTTTACCGTCAGAACTCATGGTAAGCTGTCCACCGCCAATGTTGGTTTTAGTACCGTACAACAATAGGCTATCGCTGCCACCAATGTTGACTGCATTACTGTTTACCGTAAAAGCAGTGTCACTAGCTATGTTGATTGAACCACCGCTTTGAATATTGATATCTTTGTCTGCATGTAGGTTAAAGTTGCCCTCGCTGCGTACACTGAAATCGCCAATGGTGTACATTTTGATACCAGTGTCATCAATTTCAATCCAGCTGGTACCATTTTTGTGAGCCACATACATGGTTGATTGATCATCATTCATCAAAATCTGATGTCCACCTGCTGTGCGTAGACGTATAAGCTGATCTTTGCCGTTGACATCACCGTCATCCATGACAAATGTGTGTCCACCTTTGCGTGTAGGAACACTGTATTGATCTGCTGTAATGCCGCCAGCATTTACTTTATCAGCATAACCTGGATCATCCACTGGATCTTTGGTCAGAGCACGACCCGGTGTTGATATACCAAATACGTGACTAGGAGTTTCTCTTTGAGCACTGCTGCTGATAGCGCCTCTGGTAGGATCTCTGTCCAGTCCCTGCTTGAACAAGATGTTGGCTTGAAACTCGTGTATGGGTTTTTTGTTAGAGTAGAATGTACTGTTGATTGAACCGTCAATATTTTCGTTAAACTCAACTACGGGCAACACCTGTGGCGGCACATTGGTATCGGGCAATATACTGGCTTTAATGTCTGGGCTAACAGTTGATTTATCTACGTTAGAACTAGACCCGATGGCTGGCGTCATCCAGTTACTGAGCACACCCGACACACAGGCAAACCAAAATCCGCGATCTGGATCACCATTGACAAATGTACACAGTACTTGGTTGCCGATATCAGGTGGAGTCATCCACATACCGTAGCTGTGTACTACTCCAGTAAAATTGTTGTTTTGGCTAGTACTGGGTTGAAACGTGGTTCCCATGTAAGGGCTGGCATAGTTTACTGTACGCCAGAACAGTGGATTAGTTTCATCGCCGCCCATGTCCGGAATCCACACACGCAAACGTCCATCACGAGCAGGACTGATATTGTCTTTAACAATACCCAACATGGTGGCAGTATCAAATTTGACCCCGGGGATCGCATCCCTATTATAGGCCTTTGATATTTTAGTGCCGTGTAGTTTATCCTGTGCCATGTATTATCCTAATTTGATGTATGAGTCGCCGGTAACTGTTGTTCCGGTTGCTATGTCAAGTTTGTATTTTCTAGCCAACTCAAATGCTTTGTCTGCGTTGGCTTTTTCTGTAGCTTGATTTTTTGCAATAATATCTTTATTAGCAAACACTTGTTCAAGGTTGCCCTGCTGTTGCAAGATAGAATTTTGCTGAGTCAGCATTGCATTTTGAACTTGTAAGTCAAGGTTGGCATTTGACAGTGCAGTAATCTGAGTCGTAGCATCTTGTGCATTAGTTGCATCAGTTGCAGCTTTGACATCAATTGATTGAACTGGTACTGTGTTGCCGTCACTGCTGGTTGCTTCATCAACAGATACTGTTGGCGCTGTGTCAGCAACTTTGGCAAGATTTTGATCTTCTTGATCTGCAAAAGGATTTTCG